CTTAACAAACAATCAACAAACAGATAACATTCTATTAACAAACTCTATATTAAAAGAAAGTAAGAATGAAAGAACAGAAGAAATTAAAGAAGATAAGAATACAGAAAAAGATATTACTAACGTAATATCCAAAAAGAAAAGTTATTACCCAGATGATGAATTACTTGATGAAGCATTTAATGAGTATGTGACAATGCGTAAGAGGATTAAAAAGCCTATATGTACCGACAAGGCATTACATAGGGCTATGAACACTCTTGAAAAGCTGTCGGGTGGAGATAATGACTTAGCGGTTAAGATTCTTAATCAGTCAGTAGACCATTGCTGGCAAGGGCTGTTTGAGCTGAAAGAAAATAATTCTAATAAACAGCAAGGCAAGAAAAATGTATTTGATGAATGGATGGAGGCAATGAAATGACAAGGGAACAGGTCGGAAAACTTCTAATGACGATACAAGCTTATTATCCTAACTACAATCCGCCAGATAAAGAGATTACTCTTAATGCTTGGCATATAATGCTTGCTGAATATCCAGAAGAATTAGTTTTACAAGCGTTAAGGGCTTGCATTGCAACTAACACGAGTGGTTTTGCACCAGATGTAGGGCAGATAATGAGTAAGATACAAACTATATCGCAACCACAGGAACTTGACGGAATGTCGGCGTGGGGATTGGTTAGCAAGGCTTTAAGGAATGGCACTTATGGGGCAGTTGAAGAATTTAATAAACTACCGCCGTTAGTTAGACAGGCAGTTGGTATTCCTGATAACCTCAAAAACTGGGCTACATCAGATTATCAGACGATAGAAACAGTAATACAATCAAATTTTCTAAGAACCTATGAAGTAATTGTTAAGCGTGAAACTGAAATTAGCAGAATGCCTGACAATATCAAATCACTTATCGAAAAGACGAATGCAAATTCGTATAAGGCTCAAATCGAGCAAAAATTCCAAAGAGGTATAAATGCACTTAATGACAAAAATAGCAACCTTATCAGCCAAAAAGAAGATTCAGAGAGCTATATTGAAGCACCCAAAGAGGTACAAGATAGAATTGACAGAATGAGAGGTTGATTTAAGTGGAAATAACGCCAATTAGTCCACAGAAAAAATTATATAATTACCGCCGAGAGAATGGATTGTGTCCTAAATGTGGCAAGCCACTTGATAGAAAAGGTTTTTATTGTGAAGAATGTAGAGAAAAGCAAACAGCTTATAGTAGAGAAACTAGAGAACTTTGCAGGCAGTTTAAAATTTGCCCGGAATGCCGCAAAAATAAACTTGTAGGTGATGAAAAGATATGTCCGGAATGTTTGGCTAACAAAGCCGAATATAGAGCTAATCACCCATTAAATGATGACAAACGAAGAAAAAACAATGAAGCGTTTAAACAGTATTCAAAAAACTTATACGCTGAACGTAGAAAAGCTGGCATATGTGTTAGATGTGGCAAGGCTAAAGCTGTTAAGGGCAAAGCAAAGTGTTTTACATGTCAGAATAAAGATAATGCTATTCACAGAAGAAGAACTGAAAATAGGCAAAATATAAAGGAATACCGCAAAGAAAATCACTTGTGCTATTACTGTGGAGAACCTATCGACAGGCCGCAAGGGCAATTATGCCAGAAATGCTGGCAGACAGACTACGAAAGGGGTAAAAGCCTTAAAAACGATAATAGCAAGCACTACTGGCGAT